TGATCAGCAGGTCCCGATAACGCGCCCTCAACCTGATCCCGCAGCGATCCTCAAGGCAGATGCCGCGCGAGCAGATCCGCCAGGTGGCGCCGCCGGCAGCATCGACGACAACATGGGCCTGGCCCGGTTGCTCAGACTGGGGACTCTGGGCCTGGGCCATGGACTGGTGGATCGATCCGCAGCTCAGTCTGAGCAGAGAGCTGGAGCTGGAGACGGCACGGCGAGCGATCCCCCGGCTCCACCGGCATGAGCTAGAAGCCCGGCTGGATTCGGCCCTGGTGAACTGCGTCACCTTTGACCACCTGCTGCGTCAGGCGCTGGCGCGGGTGATGGAGCTGGAGGCCCGCGAGGCGATCAACTAGCCGCCGGCCGATCGGCACCACGCCTGGGCGGCTGAGGTGCTGGCGGGGTTGGGGCAGGGAGGGTGAGGGTGGCTAGGACTTGCCCCTAATCAGGACGTACTTGTGTTTCGCGTGGCGCCCCTCAAGGACCGCGCCGAGATCCTGCATCTCTGAATGGGTGCGGGTGTAGCCGCCTGCTTTCCGTGCCGTCATGACCCCCGCGATGGTGTAAGTGGCCTCTGCGCCCGTCAGCCCGAGGTACTGCCAGTTCGATGCCCTGTAGATGCCGCCTTCGTGGCCTCGCCATTGGTCCGCGTAAGTGACAAGACACGGCCACTTTTTCGGGCAGATCATCTTCACGGACCTGGCGAGCAGAAAGCTGCAGGAGTTCTTGGGCACACCAGGCGCGATCACCAGCCGTGACAGGGCCAGCACCCCTTGCCAGTTGGCTGGGTAGGTGGCCTCTGCCGCAGTTCGTGTCGGCGGAATCCACCACGCCACCCCGACGCACTGCTCATCCCAGAAGGCCCCTTTCGGGAACAGCCCGTGCAGGTATGTGCGGGTGTTGGATGCGCCCTTTGCGTAATGAAACGACTCGACAAGCCGGCGCCCAACGTCAATAGATACGGGCCGCACCTCCCAGTCGTTGCGCCTAATTCGCAGGGTGTGGCTCATGGTTCGCTCGGTGAGGTGTTCGGACTCGGAAGCCTGAGGCTGAGCTGCACCACCGCTTGAGCGGCACCAGGAATGGGCCCGGGATCTACTGGCCGAGCTGCGGCCCGGCAGTTGACGTTATGGCGCAGCAGCGCTTCGGCCTGGCGCAACCGCTGGTGGATGCGGTGGCTGGTGACGCCGTGCAGCGCCGCCAGCTCCTTCGAGTTGCGGGCCGGCTGGCCAATCCCCCAGCGCATCTTCACCAGCCGCGCCAGGTCGGGCTCCAGGTTGTGGATGCGGGCCAGCAGCTCGGCGCGCTGAGGGTCGTCCGGGGCGCTGGGTGCGGCCACGATGTCAGCCAAGCTGTGGCCGTTGTCGTCGCCGTAATGCACGTCAAGGCTGAGGCAGCCCTGGCCGCGGCGGCTGAGCTCCAGCAGCTCCTCGACCGAAATGTTCAGCGCCGCCGCGATCTCGCCGGTGGATGGCATCCGGCCAAGCTCACAGGCCAGCTGTTCGCGCACGCCTTCAAGCCGTCCCACCCGTGAGGCGAAGCCACTCGGCAGCCGGATGGTGCGGCTGCTGACTTCGGCTTCCCGGCTGATCGCCTGGCGGATCCACCAAAAGGCATACGTCGAGAACTTGTATCCCCGGGCAGGGTCGAACTTCTCAGCAGCGCGCTGGAGGCCGATGGCGCCAACCTGCAGGGCATCCTCAAGGGCCAGCGCCTTGCCTGACCCGTGCTGCGCTCGCTGGGCGACGTGCCCGACCATGCGCAAGTTCCCGGTGATCAGGCGATCCCTGGCCCGCAGGCCCCGCCGCTTGACCGCTGGAGGTGCCTGCTCAGGCCCGGCAGGGTGATCCTGCCAGGCACGGACCAGGGCTCCACAGTGGAGCTCCTCGGCGGCTGTGAGGAGTGGATGACGGCCGGCTGCTTCGAGCCAGGCGGTGGCCGACTCGGTGGAAGCCATCAGAGCGGCGCCAAGAACACCGCCACCAGCGCCAGCAGCCCGGCGAAGCAGGCCGAGATGGTGCTGGGCCAGCCGATCAGCACCACCGCCCAGGCCCCGACGAGCAGGGCCGCAGACAGGGCGGTGCGGGTGGCGGGCTTCATGGCCGCCCCCAGAGATCGTGTGCGGCCAGTGCGACTGCCACTGAGGCCGAGGCAAGCCCGGCCCATAAAGCCCACTCCCAGCGGTCGGCGCTGGCGTTGAAGGCCAGCGACAGGGACGAAAGCGCAATGGAAGCAATCGTGGTGCCCTTCATGGCCGCCCCCTGCTCAACAGGTGCCGACCCCAGGCGATGTGGGTGCTGATCGTGTGAAACGCCGGGGCGGTGAGCGGGTGAACCGCCCCCTTCCACCAGGCGCGAAGCTCAGCCTCAAGAGCCTGATCCGTGATGGCCGCATCAGCGGCCCGGGCAGCGGCGATGGCCTCGCGGGCGATGAACCAGGGCTGCTCCTCGGGGTCCAGGGCCGCCGCGGCCTGGATGATCCTGGCGATGGTGTCGTCCATCAGAAAGGGACCTCCTCATCGGCGAACTCGTCGTGATAGCTGCCGGCATCGGCCACGCTGTAGCCTTCCTGCTCCTCGAATCCGTCGGCGATCTGCTCACCGGGATCTTCGCGGGGCACGAAGTTCACCACCTGCACCGCACGCGGCTGCAGGGTGATGCCGCAGCCTTCGGAGCGGCTCCACGGATACATCGTGTGGCCAACGATCAAGATCGACCCGTTGCCAATCTCGCTGCCATCCCAGGCCGCTTTCTTCGCGTCAACAATCCGCGGCCCTTTGCTGTGCGTGCCGTCGTCGTTCGTGAAGCGGTTGGCCTTGAACCTGACGACCACCTTACTGGCGTCGTCCTTGTCGGCCTTCCAGGGTGTGCCTTTGCTGCTGCGGGCTTTCTTCGCTCCGTGCAGCGCAACGAACTCGGCCTCGAGCTTGTCGAGGTATGCCTTGTGGCTTGGCTCGGTGGCAGGGCTCAGCACCAGCTCACAGCTGTAGCTGTACTTGCCTTCGTACTCGTCGGCGTTGATCAGGTGAGCCCAGCGCACAGGCGCCTTGGGGCTGTAGAAGGTCTCAGATGCCATGGGTGTTTCAGGGAAGGAGGGATGACAGGCCCGCGCCGAGGCGGACCAGGTGATGAACGGCGCCGGACTTGCTCAGGTTGTGCTCCCGCATCACGCGGCGCACAGCGTCAAGGGCATCGGCGCGCAGAACCACCATCAGGTGGTGGCTTGGGCGTTCTTTGGCGCGCCCGTAGTCGCGTGGTTTGGCTGGGGGATCGGTCATGCGGCGGCGGTGTCGGGCTCGGCCTCGACCAGCGCCAGGCGGCGCCCGGGTGGGTCGTTGTCGAGCAGTTCGTGGATCTCACGGCCGACGCGCTCCAGGGCGTCGCAGCGGCGGCTGAGGTGCAGCATCCGCCCGATCCCGATGGGGCCCGGGTTCTGGTTCAGGGTCGCCGCGGCGCGATCGTTCAGGGCGCTCTGGTGCTCGCCGGCGATCTGCTCAATCAGGTCGAGCGCCCGACGCAGCCGCTCACGGTTGCGGGGATCGTTCATGGCGCCACACCCCCGGCGGCCTCGACGGTGAAGCGGTCGATGAAGTGCAGGTGGCGCAGCTGCTGGATCACCGGGGCAATGGCCTTCACGGAGCGATCAACTCGGAACGCATCTCGGAAGCTGATCGTGAACGCTTTGCGCTCGTATGGGCTCAAGGCCTTCACCATCTCCAACGCCGCCTCCCGCTGCTCAGCAGTCAGCGGCGTGGTGGGGTCCGGCTCGTCAGCCTCGACGACGGTGCCGCCGGTGGCCGCGGCCAGTGATTCGGCGGCGACCTCCACCGGATCCGGCTCCGGCGCTGTATGCGATTCGTGCATACTTTGCACCGGCTCGGGAGCCTGAGGCGGCTGCTGCAGTGGAAGCGGCGCCGCGGTGGGCGTCTCGTCGCCGGGAGCCAGGCCCAACAGGCCAGCTAACAGCTCAGACAGGCAGGGGCCCTCGGCCGCGGCGTCGGCGCCGCCGCTGTGGCGGAGCCGGACCTCAATCAGGCCAGGGCCGCTAGGGCGGGCCAGCCAAGAAAAGCCATGGGCGGTGGCGGCGCGGGCCGCCTGGATGGGGCTCAGGCCTGGATCGGCCTTCGATTGGAACTCAGCGAGCGCAGTGCTGAACGAGGCATCGGCCTCGAAAGCCTTGAGCGCCAGCTCTGTGGACATTGGGTGCATAGGTGGTGAATTGCTGCACTTCTGCACCCTACCAGATCAGTAAGGCGAGCCGCAAGTATCAACAGCTACTTAGCTCAGGATTTCGAACCTCACCCCCCCCCCCCCGGCGCGGCCGGGAGCGACTCAGCCCAGGTGGCCAGCCAGGCCGCCGGTTTCCACTCGCTGGCGTTTTGGTCCCACACCTCCGCCAGCTCCTGTGGGCTCCAGGTCGCCAGGCCCAGCGCCACCGCTGACCAGCCATCACGGAATCGGGCCGGCGCGGCTGCTCCCACGCGCATCAGATCGGCAGGCCGACCGCCCCGGGCCACCACCAACTGGCGGGCCTGAGCAGCCCAGCTGGCGCACAGCTCGGCAGCCTGCTCATCGGTCAACTCCGGGCAGGGGTGGGTCGTCGGGGCGGCCAGGTAGGGCGGTGCAGCTCTGAGGCCGGCGTGGCACTCCCAAAAGTCTCCAGGGCCCCAGGGGGTGCCATCCTCGTGCGCGATCGGGATCGACCCCTCGAGCTGGTCCCTGAGGTCCCGGCTCCGAACTCCGGTGAAGTCGGCATCGGCGACCCGCTGGTTCAGCTCGGCCAGGCTGAGGAACACCGCGGTGCGCGGCGCCTTGGTTTTCGCCTGCTCCAGCTCGCTGATGCCGCTGTGGCTGATCGAAGGATGCCCGGCCTCCTCGGCCCAGCGCTTGGCGGTGTATTGGGTCCAACCATTGGCGACACGCCAACGGCGCAACATCTTGCCGAACTCGACGGCGGCTTCGCCTTGCTGGGCTCGGATCAGTGAGTAGGAGGTGCTCATGAGTGCTGTGGGTTGGTGCCTTACTGAGACGGTAAGGCGCTCAGATCAGGCTCGGCAACACGGATTGCCGGACTGCTGCGCCACTGCTGCAGGTCAGATCCGCGAGCCTGAGCCTTGACGTATCGGCGCAGCGGGGCTCAGAGTGTCGAGCATGGACGCCCAGACCGCTCTACGCCGGATTGCCGCTCGCGCTGCTGCGCAGCCGGACTTCGACCCTGTTGGGATCCCCGACGTAGACCAGCTGCTCGACGAGCTCCAGCACCACAGCCCGCAGCTCCTCAGCCGTGGCCGCCTCCAGCACGCCGGGCCGCGCCAGCAACTCCCGGTAGCCGGCCCAGTTCGCTGAAGCCACCGGCGGCGGTGCCAGCAGCTCCAGCCGCAGCGCTTCGATCGTCGAGGCCAGGCCCGGCACACCCTGAGCCGCAAGTGCTTCGAGCTGCGCCACCTGGGCGCGCTTGGCCTGATCGGCTGGCGTGGCTTCGGTGATGGTCGGGGCCGCGGCGGTCGAGGCCATCTGATCAGCAGCAGCCCGCAGCTCGGCAATGACCTGGGCCCGCGCCTTCCACTCAGCCAGGCCCCGGCCGTAGTGGCTGCAGTGCAGGTTGGTGCACTTCAGGCGCGGCTGGCCTGCGTTCATGGCGTAGTGGCTGGCCTTGCCGCAGAAGCCGCAGCGCACCAGGCCCGAAAACACCCGCAACACCCGCGGCGCTCTGGTGCCACCGATCCGACGCGACTCCAGCAGCCGCCGGGCCTGCTGCCATTCCGCCCAGCTGATCAGCGGCGCCACCCGGGCCGGTTCGTGGTTCACGATGCCGCGCAGGATCGGGTTGTTGATCCACCGCCCCAGCCCCCTGGCGCTCCACTGCAGCCCATGGCGGCGGATGGTGCCGGGCAGGTTGAACTCCTGGGCCTCGAGGCGCTCCCACAGCTGCCGGGCTTCGCTGAAGCGCTCAGGGTGCGGTACTACCTGGGAGCCGTCGTAGGCGTAGCCGAAGGGCACCCGGCCGCAGGCGTAGTGCCCCTGGGCCTTGCGCCTGGCCAGGCCGTTGCGGGTGTTGATCGCCTTGATGTCGCTGTCGATCTCGTTCACCAGCGACAGCACGCCGGTGAGCAGTTTCCCGGCCGGGTCGGCGGTGTCGGCTGGGGTGCCGTCGAGCAGCTGGACCTCAACGCCGCGGCGAGCGCACATCCGCAGGAAGGGCACGTCTTCCCCCTTGCGGCTGAGGCGCGACAGGCTGATGGCCACCACGCGCCGCACCCTGCCGCCGGCCACCAGCGCCAGCAGTTCCTCCCAGCCGGGGCGGGCTGCTTCCTTGTGCGCGCTGCGCCGCTCGGCGATCACCCGATCGCAGCCGGCCGCCTTGAGCTGCTGCACCTGCTCGGCGATCGAAACATCCTGCTCGGCCTTGTCGGTGCTCACCCTGGCGTAGCCGACGATCATGGACCCCCTTGCCGCTGGGGCCGACCCTAGTGCCTAGGCGGCGCACTCGTTCGAGAAGGTGTGCTATTTACTGCGGCGATGCCGCCAGATGACGATCTGTGAACTGGCCAGCCTGACCCCTCCCATGCCGTCACGCATGGGCTAAGATAAGTGCATCGGAGGGGAGGCCCTCCACCACCCAACACCAGCCATGACCAAGACCCAAGCCATCTCCGCCTTGATCCTCGCCCGCGTCGCCGAAGGCGCCACCATCAAAGAAGCATTTGAGGCCGTTATCGGACCGGGCTCCTTTGAGCAACTGGCCGGCGAAGTCTGGGAAGCCATGCAAGCCGCCTGACCCCCACGGCCCGCCGGGAGCCCATCCCTGCAATTTATCCCATTGCATCGCCTCCAATGACCACCACCTACCGAGTCGAAGCCCACGACGGCAACCGCTGGGGCTTCGGCATCCGCGTCAGCAACAACAGCAGGCTGCCTGAGTTCTGCGGCCTGATCTTTGCCGATCACTTCCTGACCCGTGACGAAGCAATGCGCCTTCGCGATGAAGCCGCCCGGCTGTGTGGCGGCAGCCTGCGAGTTGCCAGGGTTCAAGATGCCTGACCCCACCGGCGCCGAGCGCGCTCGTCGCTACCGCGAGCGCAAGGCCGGGCGGCTGCCACCAGCGCAGCGGCCAGCCTGCCAGGCCTGCGGGATCCTGCACACCGGGGCCCGTGGGCTGCTGTGCTCCAGGTGCTGGACCCGCCTCACCCCAGAAGGCCGGGCCGATCGAGCGGACCGGGTGCGGCGAGCGCAGAAGCGCAAGCGTGACGGATTATGAACTGGCCAGCCGTTGGCCTGCCATGCCGTCACGGATGGGCTACTATTAGGACATCGGAGGGGAGGCCCTCCACCACCCAACAAAGCAAATGACCAACACTACCAACGCTCAACTCAAAGCCGCTCGCGCAATCGTCAACTCCTTGGAGTTCGGCACCGACGCATGGGAAGCCGCTATGGCTGATGTCCGCCGCCTTGTGGATCAGTTCAACGCCGCCAAGCCCGTTGAGGAGTTCTGCAGCATTGACAGCGGCATTCATCGCACGCGGCTGATGAACGGCCGGATCGCCTGACCCCCACCGCCCCCGGTTACCCGGGGGGCTTTTTCATGCCACGATGCGCCTGCCCGGTCGGCCCATCATCCGCAAGGGGGGCGCGGTGGTCGCTTTCGTTGGGGGCGGCCTGCAACCGTACCGAAGGCCGGGCACCCAACAAAAAACCCGGCCCGCAAAGGCGGCCGGGCTGACTCACCACATGCACCAAGGGCAGGCTAGGCAGCCTCAGCGCGGCGATACCGGCGGCCGTTGGCAGTGGAGCCCCGGGCCAGCACTACTGCCATGCGCTGAGGCGTCACGAAGGCTGCCCGGGCCGCCGCCTTGATCGATGCGTACCTGCGGCCGGTTTCGATGCACTGCACCGCGACGCATTGGCGGGGGCGGGGGAGCTCCATTGCGGCGATCTCAGCGGCCAGGGGCTCAGAGTCGAGCAGCTCCACCAGCTGGCCCTCTGACAGCCCGCCAAACAGCTCGGGCCGCTCCCTGGCAAAGGCGCGCAGATCACGCCGGTGAATCCAATAGGGGAACGCGCGGCCCTGCCCCCATCGCCGCGCCGGGAGCTGACCGGACAGGATCCACCGGCGCGCGCGTTCGTAGCTCACGCCCATCAGCGCCCGCAGTGCGCCGCTGGTCAGGTACGCCCCGGTGCAGCGCCGCAGCAGGCCCAGCTCCTCCGCCTTGCGCCGCAGCGCCGTGGCGGTCCGGCGTGGGCGGCTGTTGTTGAACCGGCCCGGCACCAGCGGCCAGGGGATGTCACCGGCCAGGCTGGAGAGCATCTCCACGTCTTCGACAGTCCAGGGGCGGCTCATGGCTGAGCCTCCCTGGCCCGGCGCAGCTCCTGCCGGTCCACCAACACGTCGGACGCGGCCCAAGTCACCGCATGGATCGGCAGCGCGATCTCTGGCGCTTGCCAGGTGTACCAGCGGTGCCCGCAGCTGCCGCAGACCCGCCAACGAACGCGGCCGCCTTCCAGCCCGATCACCGGGCGGCTGGTGCTCACCCGCGACTCGCCGCCGCATTTCGGGCAGATCACGACGCCATCTCCTCAACGTCGAACGTCAGCAGCCGTTCGACCTCCTCAGCCGATCGCGGCGGCGGCGCTGGCAGCGGGTCCAGCTCCGGCCAGCAGCAGCAGGTCAACAGCCGCTGATGCAGTCGCCGGCGCTGCTCGTCGGTGAGCAGGTGGCGCAGTGGCTCGAGGACCACCGCCTCGGGCCCGGCGTTCCAATCCGGCCAGCGATCGCACCCATAGGACCACCGGGCGCCATCCGGGGCCTGAGCGGCGAACAGGCGCTCCATGGTCAGCCCGGGCACCCAGTGGACCCACAAGATCCAGCCGTTGGCCAGATCCACCCGCTGCGTCACCCAGTCGTTTTCGGCCGGCATGTGATCAGCCAGCAGCCGACAATCGGGCTCGACAGCCTGAGCCAACACGGCCGCCAGGGCGGCGCGGCTGGGTGGGGTGGGTGGCTCGATGGGGTCAGGCATCACCGTCGCCCTTCTGGAACTGCTCGCCATCGGGGCCCCGGAACCGATGATCATCGGCCTGCCCCACTTGGTCAGGATGGTGGGCTGCGTTGTAGGGGATCGGGCGTGCCTCCAGCGCCTCCAGGCGCTCCAGGATGTGCAACGTCAGCTGAGCGTCAGCCTTGCCGCAGCTTGCGGCGTGGCGCAGCCAGGCCAGGGTTTCGGGTGGTGGTTCGGGCATGGGAGTCTGAGGGATGGTGGTGAGAGTGGAAAGGGGCCAGGGACTTACAGGCCCCACCCTTGCAGCTGCTCCTCGGGATGAACACCTGGCACCAGCAGCTGACCTCGATGGGTCCGTGTTGTTCGGGAGAGGCCATTAACGGCCACCGCCTGGGCCGGGCAGTGGATGGCTTCACCGCGGAGGGTGGGTAATCGGCGGGTCGTGCCGGCCATGCCCTGGGGGTTAGGTGCTCAGTTTGATAAAAAAGCCGTTCGATTCGTGGATGTATCCTTGGCCGGCGGCGTGTTGGGAATGCGCGTAGCAAAACCGCCCGTACCACTTCGGAACCCCGTCACGGTTTGGCTCGACATCTTCGGTGTGAAAATGCTTGGCAAGCAATGGCTCGCATAACTGGCGAAACTCTTTGACGTCATAGCGGCCTCGATGCTCAGTGAAGTTTTCGTATTGAGAAACGATGGCACTGAACAGTACCGCGCGGCTCATCTTGCCGAGTGGCAGTTTAGGCGCAGGCGCAACAATGGTGGCACAAGCTCTAGTACTTAACGGTTGTCCCATTGCGGCGCGAACCATCTCTAAAGCCGCCACAAGCCGAAGCTCAAGCGCTTCAAGGTCAAGGCTTTGCGTAGGCGCAATGGCTGCAATTTGAGCAACTGGCGTGCCAGTAGAAACGGCCAGCGCCGCTTTGTCCATTGCCAATACCTGCTCATCATTAAGCACCGAGACGGCAGCCGAAACGCCGCGAGACCGGACCTTGTCGGGTTTAATGCCAAGAACCGCAAGAAGTTCGTATGTCGTCGTTTTGCCTACTGGTGCAGATTTGATCCAATCAGAAAGACGGGTTTGCATGACATCAAAGAGTGGTGGTGCAGGTGGGTGGTGGGCGTGGGGCTTACAGCGCTGCCGTGTTGGCGGGGCAGGCCCAGGGGGTTAGGGGGATTCGCCGTGCTCGAAGCGAGCGCTCAACGCTGCTGTGGCAGCCTTGCTTGCCTTGCTCAGCGGCCACCAGGGCTCAGCCGATCCCATGTCAAAGCCGAGCTTCACTAAATCCTGATCCGCAATCGAATGCCGGTCCCACATCTGATACCAGTGATGATTGCCAAACAGTAAGGCGCGATCTTTGCAATTAAGACTCCACGGATCCGTCACTTCTCCGTTCCATGGGCCCCAGCCATCCGTGTAGAAATCGCTTTCAAAGAACTCCACATAGCTGGCGCACTGCTCCCGCATCAGCTGAAAAAACGGCTGCCGAAAAAACACAACGCAAGCCGTTGTGGCTTTGGCTAGCTCGCGCGCCAACTGCACTTCCTGATCAGTCGGGATGCCGCCTTTGCATTCGATCCAGTAATACCCAGCCGGGCATCCCTCTTTGTGGACCCTGAAGTCGGGCAGGTAACGGCCAGATGGCAGTTCATAGCCTTCCGGCTCGTATTCCCACCGCAAGCCCATGGCCTGCAGGAACACAGCGCAGCGGGCTTCCAGGCGGCTCCTGAATAGGCAGCCGAAGGCCTCTGTCTGGATTGCTGGGATCGGCGTCGGCATGGGTGCGGGTCCGTTGCGGCTCAGAGTAGCGGGCCTGAACCGCTTTCGCTACATTGGCTCAGAACACCGATCCCTGTCAATGCACCGGCACCCGATCAGCGTCAGGCCCACGGCGGCCCAGCTGGCATGGCTCAAGGCGCAGCGCACCCAGCGCGGCTTGGCCCTCAACGCCCTTGTGATCCTGGCCCTTGAGCAGGCCATGGCGGCGGATCCTGTCGCTCAGGCTGCCGAGCCGGAGCAAGGCTGATGAGCGGCGAACGCCGCCTGTTCCCCAGCGGCAAACACAACCCCTGCCCCGTGTGCGGCAGGACCAAGGACCGCGACTGCAGAACCAGCCCCGATGGCCTGGAGGTGATCTGCCATCACCCCAAGGACTACCGGCCCGGCGACGTGGTGCGCGGCCTGGGCGACGACCAGTCATGGGCCTTCACCAAGAACACCAAGGACGGCAGGGCCGGGCACTTCACCCTGCACAAACCACGGATGGGCGACACTCGCCGACCGATCGACTTCAATCCGCCGCCGCAGCAGGCCCCAGAGCCCCCGCCGAAGCCAGCAGCGATGCCAGCCCAGGCGCCGACGTTGGCGCGGCTGGCTGAGCCACGGCAGCCGTCCGGCAGCCCCTACAGCTACAGCGCCACCCAGCGGGTCAACCGGGCGCCGCTGCAAGGCGGTGGCAAGCGGTTCTTCTGCCAGCACCTGGCCGATGGGCGCTGGGTGGATGGCTCGGGCCCTGAGCCCTGGTACACCTTCAACCACGACGACTGCGCCATCGCCGAGGGTTGGCCCCTGGAGGTGGAGGGCGAGAAGTGCGCTGAGCTGGCCGCCGCCGCTGGCTTCGTGGCGATCAGCCAGCCAGGCCACGCTCATGGGGTCGAGCAGATCCACCAGCGCTACGAGGCCCTGGCGCTGGAGGGAACCCCGGGCGTGGTCTACCTGGCCGACAACGACGAGACCGGGCACGCCAGGGCCAAGCAAGCAGCCGAGGCCGCGGCGATGGCCGGGCTTCCCCTGCTGGTGTTGCACGCCGAGGAGCTCTGGCCTGGCCTTCCCGAAGGTGGATCGATCGACGACGCCCCCGGCAGCACGGCGGAGCAGCTGAGCGCCATCGAGAGCGCCGCCAGGCTCATGCACTCACGCAAGGCCAAGGCCGAGCAATCGGCCGCGGCGAAGGAGGCCGCCAATCCGCCACCGCCGAGCGACCCACCGCCACCGCCGCCCAACAAGCCCAAGCCCAAGGAGGCCAAGAAGCAGCGCAGCGGCGGCAAGCAGCTATCGCTCACCCGCCGGCTGGCCTGCTTCAACCGCTGCGTGGAGGTGGAATCCCACCGGCAACGCAACAGCCTGACGCGGCGGGTGCGGCTTCTCAAGGCGGTCGAGGCCCTGGGCCTGGGCAAGTTCATCAACCGCCAGGAAATCGCCCAGCGGGTGCTGGAGGCTAAGGACGCACAGCAGGGCCACAAGTTCGAGCCGCTCACCGCTGAGCAGCGGATGGCGATGGAGCGCCCCCGGGTGCGGTGGCTGATCGATGGGCTGATCCCCGCCGAGGACATGAGCATCGTTGGCGGCAGGGCGAAGGTCGGTAAAACCCGCTTCGCGCTGGCGATCGCCGATGCCGTGCTGAATGGGACCGAGATCCTCGACAACAAGCCAGACGGCACCCGGCCGGTGGTGCTCGTCACCGACGACCAGGCCGACGGCGACAGCGCCGACATGCTCGAGGCCCTCGGGGCCTGGGAGCACCCCGGCCTGCTGTGGTCGCGGCATTTCAGGCTCACCGAGCCGGACATGGATGGCCTTCTCGACACGGTGAAGGCAAACCCCGGCGCCTTGGTGATTCTCGACAGCCTGCGGTCCATCGGGCGATCGCTCCAGCACGGCGAGAACGATCCAGAGATCGGGGCGATCCTCTACGACCTCAAAGCGGCGGTGATCAACGTCGGCGGTTCGCTGCTGGTGGTGCATCACTGCAACAAGGCCGATGGCCTGATCGGCACCGAGGCCCTGAGCGGACACAACGCCATCGCCGGATCGGCAAACACGATCATCACGCTGCACTACATCCCAGACCAGAACGGCAAGCCGATCAAGGACGCCCCCCAGCGGCGGATCGTGCGCGAAGCCCGCAGCGGTCAGAGCTTCGACCTGGTGATCAGCGGCACCGCCGGCAGCGGTCGCTTCCACAAGGTCGGCACCTTTGCGGAATGGCAGGAGACGGCCAAGAACGCCGCCGACGACGCCAAGAAGCAGCAGCGGCTCAGCCTGCAGCAACGCGAGGCCCTGGAGGCCCTGGAGGAGTCCGGCCAGTGGATGACCCGCCGGCAGGTCTGCGAAGCGCTGGAGATCGAATGGGGCGAGCGCGGGCGGGACAAGGACGCGCGCCGGGTTGACGACTCGCTGCGCCGCCTGGTGGAGCTGGGCCTGGCCGAATCGATGAGGGCCGGGACGGAGGCAACGTACAAAATCGCCTCGGGTGAAACACTCCGGACAACCCGGACAGACCGGCCAACCAGTGATAGCAGTGGATTTGACCCCTTTTAGAAAACGTCGGACAAGCCGGACAACCCGGACAGTAGTAAACCCCGCTACACCATGGCCGGGTTGTCCGAAAACGCTCCGGACACTGAGACCCCTTGGCACGACTGATTGGCCGGATTGTCCGGCCTGTCCGGGCGCGTGAGAGGCTCAGCCTCCCGATCCTGAGCCACTCACCCCCACCCACCCCCACCCACCCATGCCCACCCCGCACCCCTGGCTCCCACCCATCGCCGGCCTTCACCGCCGAGACCCTGAACACCGCTACTGGCTGGGCGATGTGGAGTTCCCCGTGAGCGTCACCGGCGTGATCGGCTGCACGAAGAGCGACTACGCCATGGATCGCATCGAGGCGACCCGCGCCACCTGGGAGCCCAGGGGTAACAGCTGCCATCGGGCGCTGGAGCTGATGCTGGCTTTTGAGTTTGGGGGGCAGCCAGTCAGCGGCCACGAACTGTCCGAACTGATCGCCGGCCCCTACGCCGACTGGATCGCGCCACTGCTCACCCACGACCGCTGGCACCAGCTGCAGGTGATCGCGTCAGAGCGCCCCACCTGCTGCCTGCGCCGCAAGGTGGCCGGCACCTTCGACTGCGCCTACATCGACGAGCAGGGCCGGCGCATCCTGGCCGACCTCAAGAGCCTGGGGGAGAACGGCAGCACCTACGACACCCGGGCGCAGATCGGCGGCTACATGGCGCTCGAAGCCACCTGGGGCAACCACTACGACGCTGGGCAGACGATCTGGGCCAGGCCCGGCCAGACCACCTTCAGCCCGCTGTATTCCCGCCAGGAGTGCCTACTGGCCTGGGCTGGCGCCTGGGCGACGTGGCGGGCTCGGAACGCTGAGCCTACGCCGTTCTGATGCTTGCCAGCCGCCATACCGAGCTAGTAGGGTGTGGCGGTCGGACTTCTGAGCCGACCTCACCACCCACCACCTGCCCCATGTTTCGCCTATCCCCCCATCGCCTCGCTGGCGACTGGCTTCTCTTCATCGCCTTCGGCACGTTCTTCGTCGCGATCGTTTCCCATGGCTGATCTCACTCAGACTGTCGAGGTTGATCTCGACGCTATGGACGCCGATCAGGTCCTGGATCGATTGGTCGAGGTCCGCCAAGCCCTGGCCCGCCTCAAGGCCACCGATGAGGCCCTGCTGGATCGACTGGATCAGCTGGCTGCGGCCGGCGAAGTTGATCAGGGCGGCTTCTCGCACAACGACTGGGCGTTCAGCTGGAGCGCCGGCCGCAAGTCCTGGGCCTACCCCGCCGCCGTCCAGGAGCTGGAGTCCAAAACCAAGGCCGCCAAGGCTGCCGCCGAGGCCGATGGGTCAGCCACGGTCAAGGTCGGCGCCCCGTTCTGGACCATCAGGAGCCCGCAGCCATGAGCATTCAAGAAACCACCCAGGACACCCTGGTGGATCGCACGGTGTCGGCCATGACCGAGGCGATGATCGAGGCCGATTGCAGCGCCACCTGGATCAGCCAGATGGCCCGGCTCACCTTGGCCCACCTGGCGGCCGAGCTGATCGTGCTTGAGCAACAGGCAGGCCGGCCCATGTCTTTGATTGAGGCAACTCAGTGGCTGTGCCGTGAGGCGGAGCGATGAGGGCGTGATCTTCACCGTGCTCGGCCTCAGCCCCGCCCCGCAGGGCAGCAAACGCCATGTGGGCGGCGGCCGGATGGTGGAGTCAAGCGCCAAGGTGAAGCCATGGCGCGAAGCGGTCAGGCAGGAGGCAATCGCCACCGGCCTGGCCATTTCTGCTGAGCCGATCTACCTGCACCTGTTGTTCAGGTTCAGGCGGCCGAAGGGGCACCACGACAGCAAGGGGCAGATCAAGGCATCAGCGCGCATCGAGCACATCACCCGGCCCGACCTGGACAAGCTCTGCCGCAGCACCCTCGATGCGCTTACCGGCGTGCTGTTCGCTGATGATTCGCAGGTGGCCTTCCTGGTGGCCAGCAAGGAGTACACCTTGCCTGGCGAGCTGGAGGGCTGCCGGATCGAGATCAGGGAGATCAAGGGCTGATGCGCGCGTTCTGGGTCACCGTCCGGCACGACCCCTGCCGCACCCGTGACCACCGCATCATGGCCCGATCAGCCTGGGCGGCTGGGTGGCTGTGGCGCACGTTGCACCCGCATCAGACTGTGATCCATGTTCGAGAGGTGAAGGGTGGCGGGGATTCAGATCAGCATTGACACCAGCGATCTGCGCAAGGCTGATCTCTGGTTGGCGACGATCAGAGGCGAGCTTGACTTCGTGAGCTCCAGGGCTATCACTGCCACCGCCAAATCGATCCACGCAAACCTGAAGCGGCGCCTGGCTACTGGTGCGGTCAACAAGCCCACCAGCTGGACCACGCGCGGCCTGCTGGTGCGCTATGCCACCCGGGCCAACCCCGTGGCCGTGGTGGGCTTCAACTATGGCGACGGGTCGTTCGCTGACATGGGCCGCATGTCGGGCATGGGCGTCCCGTCCGGCCGCTACATGGACGTGCTGGCCCGTGGCGGCATCCGCTCAGCCAAGAGCACAGAGCTGGCACTCAGGCGCACTGGCGTGATCCGCTCGAACCAGTTCATCACCCCAGGCGGCCACGGCATCGGCAAGACCAACAGCTTCGGCAACATCACCGGCGGCAACTACCAGCGCCTGCTCTCCAGGCTCGGGGCCAACCGTGACCAGGGCGTCACCTCCAACGCACCCAGCGGCCCAGGCTCACGCGGGCGCACAGCAGCCAAGCGGCGGGAGGTGGATCTGTTCGTCGATCGCCGCAAGGGCGGGGCCATCATGCAGCGCACGGGCAAGGGACCCAAGGGCGGCACAGGGATCGGCTCAGGCAAGCCAGGCCGGCCGCAGACCGTGGGCTATCGCCGCGGCATCAAGCCGGCGTTTTGGATCACTGAGCAGCCGCGCTACCCGGTGCAGTTCCCGATCAGGGTGATCGCTGAGCGACAGTTCAAGGCTGAGGTGGGCGGCCACTTCCGCCAGGCGCTGGAGTGGGCGCTCAAGAACCCCAAGCGCTCGTGATGTTCGCGGCGAACCACTTTGCAGGGCCAATCGAGGCCCAAAGCGTTGTGATCAAACGCGCGGCCGATTGGGGCGTGGCTGAGATCCCTTGGTATGACTGCCCCGGGCTTCGGGTCCTCGCTGTCGCTGGGGATTTGAGGGCTATTCGTACCGCGGTTGCGCTGTTGACAACGGCTCGCAATAAGGTTGCGGCTCAGCGTTCCTAGCCTGATTGTGGACCGGCGAGGTAGGACTCCCGGCCCGTGACCAACCTGCAGGAACAGGCCGATGGAACCAGGCTACGCATTTGATAGCGATCGCTTTCGCCTCGGAGCGCTTTGCAAGCGTGGGCACGACTGGAGAAGCACCGGGCAAAGCCTTAGAAGAAAAGTCGGTGGGAATTGCCTTGAGTGCGAGCAGTCGCGGCTGACGGAGGCAAAGCGCGAGTACCACCGCCAGTACATGCGCGAGCACAGGCCCGCAATCAGGAGAGCGCTAAAAGAGAAAGGCCTGACAACCCGTGGAACCGAACGGATCAACGGCGCCCCTGCAACGGCCCTACAGAAGGCCATCCGCCGCGCCGGCCGATCCCCCAGCGTCGCCCGCCTGGTGATGGATGAGCAGCTCCGCCACTGGCGCGAGCATCCAAGTGATCGCGCCGCCCACGACCGTCAATGGGCACAGGCCAGCTGGTGGCTGGAATACCAGATCAAGCCCGACCTGCGGCTTTACCACCGGGAAAAGTCCAAGCGCCGCAAGGCTCAGAACCGGGGCCAGACCCCCGTGCAGATCCCGGTGGCGGCGCTGCGCCAACGGTTCAACGAGTTCGGCAACTGCTGCGCCTACTGCGGCACCGGCGGCGACATGCAAATCGAGCACGTGGAGCCGATCAGCAAGGGCGGCGCCCATGACATCGGGAACATCGTGCCGGCCTGCTGGCCGTGCAACGCCAGCAAGCGACTCAACGACATGGAGCCCTGGTATCGCTGCCAGCCGTTCTTCAGCGAGCTCCGCCTGCGCCGGATCCGCCGGGTGATCCGCCCACCCGAGGGCCAGCAGTTGGCGCTTGCCTTGGCCTGACAGGCTCAGGCTCGCGAGTGCAACCAAGCTGCAACCGCTCCCTAGGCTGGTTGCAATGCCGAACCAGCTGAACAGCACCAAGGGCGCCGAGCTGATCGAGGCCCAGGCCGGACGCCGCTGCACCCGCCAGAACCTGGAGAAGCTCTGCGAGCGTGGGGCGCTTCAGGGCAGCCCGTGCATCCTGCAGGCTAAGCCGCTGCGGGTGGATGGCGACCTGCTGGTGAGCGAGTACCTGGCTCGGGTGGCGCCGCATCAGGCCGAAGCGCAGCAGCCAGCGGCAAAGCGTGAGCGGCCAGCTCCGCCAGTATTCGCCCCGCCCCGCCGCCAACCGATCGAGCCAGCCGAGCCACTCGACCCCGGCGAGGTGCCGAACTTCAACGATGAGCGGGCCCTCCACGAACGGGAGAAGCGGCTGATTGCTGAGATGGACAGGAAGGTGAAAGCCGGCCAGCTGGCCTACATTGAAGACATGGAGATGGCCTATAACGCCGTGTTGCTGCAGCTGACCACGAAGGCCGGATCACTGCACAAACAGATCAAAGCGGCCATTCCACACCTGACGCATAGGGAGCTGGAAAAGATCGAGCGCATGATCTCCGACGTCTTCGAATCGGTGGCATCCGATTCCTTTGAGGAGCTGCCGGAATGATCGACCGCAGCGTGCGCAGGATGGCCCAGCGACTGGCGGCCAAGGTCAAGCCACGGCCGCCCATGACGATGCTGGAATACTCCGACCAGCACTATTACATCACCAGCGCCACAGACGGCCGGCAACGGTGGTACACCAGGCCATACCAGCGGGATTGGTTCCTGGCGCCCACTGACCCCGAAGTGGAGTGCATGGTGTGCCAGAAGCCGTCGCGGGTCGGGTGGTCTGAGTACGTGAAGGCCGTGATTGCGTTCTTCACCGACTGGCGCCCGTCCAAAATCATGCTGGTGCAGCCTACGGATTCTGAGGTTGACACCTACAGCCACGAAGACATTGATTCGATGTTTGATGACAACCATGGCATCCCACGGCTGAAGGGGATGCTCAGCAACAGAAAGGCTAAGGGGGCGCCGAAGAACGCCTACAACTTCAAGCAGCTGGTGAACGGTGCCCTGATCCACCTGGTGAGCGCCGCCACCCCGCGATCCGGCCGGCGGGTGGAGCGAAGCCCGATCCTGTTCGAGGAGCCAGCCACCTACGACAGCCCAGAGGGCGACACGATCGGCAACCTCTTCCAGCGGGCCGGCAATATCTGGGATCCGTTTTTCACGATCGGCGGCACCCCGATCTATCCCAACGACTACATGGAGCAGGCCTTTAAGAAAGGCGATCAGCAGTACCGCTACTATCCCTGCCCGCACTGCCGTCACTACCAGCAGTTGAGGTGGGAGCGATTTATCAAGGAAGGGCCGGACGAGGGCCGGATCAGCTGCGAGAACTGCGAAACGCCGATCGATTACAGCCACCTGCGGGAGATGGACGAGGATGCCGGCTGGGCGTGTCCACTGGGCCTGGACCGCAGCAAGCAGGTGCTGCGCAATGGTGTGCCGGTCTGGCGATCCCAGCAGGTGGGGCCCGGCATGAGCTACCACCGGGCAGCGATGTGGCCGGAGCTGGTGAGCCGTCACCGCACGGCGCTGGAGCAGATGAAGATGGGCAACACCGATCCCATGCAGACGTTCCACAACACCGACCTAGGAGTGCCGTGGGAGGATTCGATCACCAGCAAGTTGACCGGGGAAGGGCTGGCGGAGCGCCGGAAGAGCGAAGGGTTCGGCAATGGCTACCCCTGGAACGGCGAGGCATGGTCAATCCCTACCGGCGTGCTGGTGCTCACTGCGGGCGTGGACGTGCAGGGCGGCGGTGGCACTGTGGGCGAGCGACTGGTGCTGACGGTCTGGGGCTGGGGCCGCGGTGAGGAAGGCTGGCACATTGCCCACTTCGAGATCGATGGCGACCCTCAACAGGCCGAGGTGTGGGAGCAGCTGGACCAGCTGAGTCAGACCACGTGGGCCCGGCAGGATGGCGGGAAAATGCGGATCGCCTTGGGCGGCATTGACCACGGCGGCCTTTCCAGCAAGGCAGTGGCCGACTACTGCCGGACCCGCACCGATCGATGGGTGGCCATGAAGGGATCGGGCTTCAAGGATCTGCCGATCATCCAGAAAGGCAAGCCGGTGGAGGTGAACCGAAAGAACCAGACGGTCGCCAAGGGGGCCAAGGTCTACACCGTGGGATACACGAACAGCGTGAACCATTTGAAGAAGCAGCTCAGGGTGGAGCAGCCGGGCCCCGGTTACCTGCACTTCGGCACCGCCTCAACCGATGACTTCCTGCGCGAGCTGTTCCCGTGGAAGTGGATCCCCAAGACCAAGGAGCGCAGGGAGTACAAGTGGGAATGCCCCCCGGGCTCCCGCGACGAAGCCGGCGACTGCACCCGCATGGCCTACGCCGCGCTGCAGCTGGTGGCCAGGCGCTACAACCGCGCGACGATGTGGGACCAGCTGGAGGCGCAGCTCACCAAGCCAGCCGCCCCGCAGCGCCAGGCCAGGTCCAGCACGCCAACGCGCCCGGGTGGTTTCGTGTCGGGCTGGTAGATCAGGCTTCCTAGCCTGAGGCTATGACAGTCCCTGCGACAATCCGGGCCGGCGACACGGTGGCATGGGTGGAGCCGGCTGCGCTCGACCTCGACGGCAACGCCGCCACCTCAGCGGCCTGGACGTTCACCGCCTTCCTGCGCTTCAACACCGCCAGCGAAGGCGCCACGGTGACCGGCACGGCCCGCACCGATGGCGGCTGGGACATGGCAATCAGCGCCACCACGTCTGCCGCCTTCGATGCCGGCACCTGGAGCTGGCAGAGCCGAATCACCAGCGGCGCCACGGTGATCACGGTGGGATCTGGCAGCTTCCAGGTGCTGGCCAGCCTGAGCTACGCCGGCAGCCCCGGTGCGTTCGATGGCCGCAGCCAGGCTGAGGTGGAGCTCGATGAGGTGCGCGCCGCGATCCGCGCCATCGTCAACAAGGGATTCAAGAGCTACACGATCGGCAGTAGGCGGTTCGACGCTGCCGACCTGGGCCAGCTGATGCAGCGCGAGTCGCAGCTCAAAGCAATCGTGGCCCGCGAGAAAGCCGCCGAAAAGGTGGCCGCCGGCCTGGGTGATCCGCGCTCGCTCTATGTGAGGTTCGGGCGATGAGCAAGCGCAAGGGCAAACAGCCCCAGCAGCAGACCCCAGCCGCCCCCCGCCGCGGCCGGCGCGCCTACGAAGGCGCCCTGGTGTCGCGCCTTACGGCTGACTGGGTGACAAGCTCCACCAGCGCCGATGCGGAGATCGATGGCAGCCTGGTGCGGCTGCGCAATCGCTCACGGCAGCTGCTCAGGGACAACCCCTACGTGCAGGCAGCGCGCCGGGCGATCGTCACCAACGTGATCGGCCGCGGCATCCGGATGCAGTCGCGGGTGCCGATGGTGCGCGGCGGTGGCCGGCTGGACAAGCCAACCAACGACCGCATCGAAGCCTGGTGGCGCCGCTACTGCCGCAAGGAGCACATCCACGCCGCCGGCAAGCTGTCGTTCGCGCGAATCCTGCGCCAGTCCATGGCCGCCGTTCCCGAATCGGGCGAGGTGTTCATCCGCCTGGTGCCCGAGGCGTTCGGCAACAGCGACACACCGCTGGGCCTGGAGATCCTCGAGGCCGATCTCTGCGACGAGACGCACACGGTCGGCCCTGATGCCAATGGCCTCGAGTGGCGCATGGGCGTGCAGGTCAACCGCTGGGGGCGGCCCACCGCCTACCGCTTCCGCCTTCGCCACCCTGGCGACGTGTCGGGCGCCGTCGGCTACAGCACTAGGGACGTGCCGGCCGAGCAGATCATCCACCTGTTCATCCCCGAGCGGCCCGGCCAGACCAGGGGCGTCCCGATGTTCGCCAGCAGCATCAAGCGGATGCACCACGTCGCCGGCTTCGAGGAGGCCGAAGTGGTCGGCAAGCGCGCGCGCTCCAGCCTGATGGGCTTCATCCAGAGCCCCGAAGGCGAGCTCGTCGGCGATGGCGTGGAGGATGGCGAGCGGCTGACCAACTTCGAGCCCGGTGTCTTCAAGCACCTGGCGCCGGGTGAGAGCATCACGGTGCCGCAGCTGGGCAACGCCGACACCGAGTACGAGGCCTTCCTGCGGCCCATGCTGCGCTCACTGGCCGCCGGCTCCGGCGTGCCCTATCCCACGGTGAGCGCGGACTACAGCCAGTCCAACTACAGCAGCAGCCGCCTTGAGCGGCTTGAGGTGCTGGAGCTCTGGCGCAGCCTGCAGGATTGGATCATCGAAGACGTGTGCCAGGTCGTTTTCGAGCGTGCCATGGCTGCTGCCGTTGGCGCCGGCACCCTGCAGCTCCCGGGCTACGACCTGGCGCCAGAGCGCTACGAAGCCGTGAAGTGGTTCCCGCGCGGCTGGGAGTTCGTAGACCCGCAGAAGGAAGCGGCGGCCAACAGAGATCTGGTCCGCTCCGGCTTCACGACGCAGGCGCAGGTCGTGGCCCAGCAAGGCGGCGATCTGGAGGATTTGCTTCTGGCGCGCGCCGCTGAGGTGGAGCGGGCTGAGCAGCTGGGGATCCAGTTCGACACCAACCCCGCCGACGACCTGCAGGGCGGATCCCCCGACGCTGAGCCGGAAACGGATGACGAGCCGGAAGATCCCAGCGAGCCAGACCCCGACGACGACCTCGAGGACGACCCGGAGGACGCTTCAACATGAGCGACGAAATCAGACTTCCTAGCCTGAGCGCAGGAAACGCCGCGCCAATGGAACAACGCGACCACGACGGCAAGCCGCTTTACCGCAATGCGGTGGTGGCGAGCTGGTGCCGCGCGGAGGACGACCCCGAAGTAGTCGAGTTCAGCTTCTCCTCAGAGGAGCCAGTCGAGCGCTACTTCGGGATGGAAGTTCTCAGCCATGACCCTGGCGCGATGAACATGGCCCGCCTCAATTCAGGGGCGGCGCCATGGCTCTGGAACCACAACCCCGATGTGGTTCTCGGCGGAGTCGAGAAGGCTTGGCAGGGCGGTGACGGGCGCGGCATGGTCCGCACTCGTTGGAGCCCCAACACCAAGTCCGAGGGCTCCGACGAATGGAAGGTCCGGCAGAACTGGGAGGCGGGCATCATCCGCAACGTCTCCTTTATGTACTCCATCGACGCGCCGCTTGACCTCAAGTCGCGCGAAGGCGTGGCGCTGGTCACAGCGTTCACGCCGATGGAAGTCTCGACCGTTTCCATCCCAGCCGACGCCACCGTCGGCCAAGGCCGAGCAATCGGCGACACCGCGGCCCAGGCCGCAGACCAAACCCAACCCCCGATCGAATCCATGGAACCGACCATCGACATCGAGGCGGTGAAGGCTCAGGCTGCGGCCGATGAGCGTTCCCGCGTCGCCAGCATCACCGGCCTCTGCCGTGAGCACAAAGCCGACGACCTGGCCCAGGGCCTGATCGAACGCGGTGCCACCGAAACCGAAGCCATGAAGGACGTGCTCGCCGCCATCGGCAAGCGCGCCAAGCAGCCCGCCACCCCGGCCGCTGCTCAACCGATCGCCGGCGCTTCTGCTGACATCGGCCTGACCGACAAAGAGGCCCGCAGCTTCAGCTTTCTGAAGTGCATGCGCGCCCAGCTCTTCCCCAACGAGCGCTCCTTCCAGGAAGAGGCCGCCTTCGAGCGCGAGGTCAGCAATGCCACCGCGCAACGGATGGGCCTTAAGCCTAAGGGCATGCTGATCGCAAACGATGTGCTCAGCCGGTCCCTGGTCGCTGGCACCGCTTCCGCCGCCGGTGACCTGATCTTCACCGATGCTCGCCCCGGATCGTTCATCGAGCTGCTGCGCAAGCGCAACTTCCTGACCGGCCTTGGTGTCACCATCCTGGCTGGCCTGACTGGGCCCGTGGGTATCCCCAAGCAGACCGGCGCCAGCCAGGTCTACTGGAAGGGTGAAGGCGTGGCCGCCGCCGAATCTGAGCCCAGCGTGGGCCAGGTCACCATGACGCTTAAGGAAATGAGCGCCTGGACTCGCTTCTCCCGTTCGCTGATGCTGCAAAGCTCCATCGACGTTGAGACGTTTGTCCGTAATGACCTGGTAACCGTGATGGCCCTGGAGCAAGCACGGGTTGCCCTTTATGGCCTGGGATCCTCTTCCCAGCCCGAAGGACTCAAGATCACCACAGGGATCAACACCAAGGATTTCGCTGCAAACCAGCCCACCTATGCCGAGCTGGTGGACATGGAAACCCAAGTCGCGGCCGATGACGCCGACATTGGCACCATGGGTTACGTCACCAACGCCACCACCTACGGCGGATTCAAGACCACCGAAAAAGCGGCCAACACCGCTCAGTTTGTTCTCGAGCCTGGCAACACCGTGAACAGCTACGGCGTAGTCCGCTCCAACCAGGTGGAGACTGGCGACGTGTTCTTCGGTGTCTGGAGCCAGCTCGTTCTGGGCCTCTTCGGTGCCGTCGATCTCCAGGTGAACCCCTACTCAGAGGACAAGGAGGGCAACATTCGGGTTGTGGCTCATCAGGCCATCGACTACGCAGTGCGCCACCCCCAAGCCTTCTGCCGCGGTAACAACACCCTGTGATGGCCATGAGGATCAGGATCTTGCGCCAAACCTCAATCAGTGGCCGGCCTGCACGGGTTGGCGACGTGGTGGAGGCAACCCCTGCAGATGCCCGGCTCCTGCTGGCCATGGGCAGGGCTGAGCAGGCGCCAGGTCCTGATCCGGTGGTGATCACCGCACCAGAGGCCGCAAAGCCTCGCTCCCGTAAATCAACCCCCCGTCAAACCGATGGCTGTTCATGAGCTTTCGCTGGACAAACTCCAGCACTTCACCCTTCTGGCTACAACCACGATCACCGCGACCGGCAACCAGACCGGCGTGGACCTTCAAGGATTTGAAGGCGATGTTCAGATCATCCTGGCCGGCACTGCTGCTGGCGCTAGCGCTGACCTGACCTTCCGCATTGAAGAGTCGGATGACAACTCGACTTATGCCGCTGCCACCGGCGGCAGCTTCACCGCGATTGCCAACGCTGCATCAAAGCAGGTGATCACCCTGAACAGCAATGACCTCAAGCGTTACATCCGTTTGAGCTGCACCGCTGAGACGGGCACCGCTTCCAGCAACGTCACCTGCTTTGGCTACGGCCTGAAGAAGTACAGCTGAGATGGCCTTCACCGAGGATCTCTCTGTATTCCTCGACCTCAACGGCTTCGGCGTCCCTGTGGTCGCCGGGGCCGTTTCTGGCGTGGGGATCCTCGATCAAAACAGCGAACTGATCCTCGGCGGCGAGATCACGATCATTGATTATTTGTTGACCGTCCCGACGGCCACCTTCGGCAGCCTGGGCTACGGCGACGCCATCACGGTGGATGGGGCCAGCTACAAGGTCGAAACCCAGCCGCAGCGCTTCGACGACGGCACGTTCTGCCGGGTGCCGTTGGTGAAGTCGGCGGCGGTGGCCAACAACATCACCACCCTGAGCGGCCTGCGCCTGGTGACGCTCGATGGCCGGTATCTCGTCACTCTTGCTTCCTAGCCTGAGCCCATGGCCGACGTCACGATCACAGGGCTGCCCAACGCTTCGGCGCTCAGCGGGACCGAGCGGGTGCCGATGGACCAGAGCGGCTCGACGGTGGATGCCGCGGCCAGCGCCATCGCTGCCCTGGCCACCAAGGCCACGGTGGGCCTCGGCAACGCCGACAACACCAGCGACCTCAACAAGCCCGTCAGCACGGCCACGCAGACGGCCCTGGACGGCAAGGCCGCCACCGGCGCGATCGGCAGCAGCGGCCTGACCATGACGGCGGGCGTGCTGGGCCGCGAGAGCGGCACCGGGGCGCCGGTGGTGCTCACCCTGAGCGGCCTGTCGATCGTCAATGGCGTCCTGACCGTCACGGCCAGCGGCTCCGGCACCGTGACCAGCGTTGGCCTCAGCGCTCCCACTGGCTTCGCTGTCGCCGATTCACCGGTCACGACCACCGGCACCCTGGCGCTCACCTTCGCCGTCGGTTACAGCCTGCCGACGACCGCAAGCCAGGCGAGCTGGGATGCAGCGGCGGCGCTGGCCGGCACAGCGGTGCAGCCTGCGGGACTTACCAACTACGTCCAGACCAGCGACGCGAGGCTGAGCGACAGCCGCGAGTGGTCTGCCACCACGATCAGCCAGGCGGAGGCAGAGGCCGGCAGCGCCACGACCCGCAGGGCCTTCACGGCGCAGAGGGTGTTCCAGGCTGCTGCGGCCTGGTGGGCGGCAACGGCATCGGCAACCGGCCAGGCCCTGGCCACCGCCGCCAACGCTGCTGCTGCGCGGACCACCCTGGGGTTGGGATCGGCGGCCACGGCTGCCACCGGCGACTTCGCCGCTGCCAGCCACAGCCAAGCCGCCAGCACGATCAGCGACAGCACGGCAACGGGCCGCGCACTCCTGACCGCTGTCGATGCTGCAGCAGCCCGCACGGCCATTGGCGCTGGCACCAGCAGCCTGGCCGTCAGCAGCGCCGCCCCGGCAGCCCTGGCGGCCACCGCAGCGGCCGGAAGCAGCACCGACGCCGCCCGGGCTGATCACGCGCACCAACGGGACGCCGATGTAATCGTGATTCCGGTTGGCGACGAGAGCACAGCGCTCACCACCGGCACCAACAAGGTGCGGTTCAGGCTGCCATTTGCAGCCACCCTGCTGGCGGTGCGGGCGAATGTGAACACCGCCCCGACCGGCAGCACGCTGATCGTGGATGTGAACGAAGCTGGAACATCGGTGCTCGGTACGAAGCTGTCGATTGACGCCACCGAAACCAGCAGCACCACCGCCGCCAGCGCCGCAACGATCACGGATTCCAATCTTGCCGACGACGCCGAGGTTTCAATCGACATTGACCAGATCGGCAGCACGGTGGCCGGGGCTGGCCTCAAGGTCAGCCTTTTCGTGCGGAGGGTTTGAACATGAAAAACCTCGTCCTGCTCGACACGGAAACCGGCCTGATCCGGGACTACCCCCGCCGCGACGAAGAACCTGTCGAGGGCCTCGATGCCCGCTACGAGGTGCTTCGCATCGTGCGCGAGCCAGCGCCGCAATACGACCCGGCAACACACAGCATCAGCGAAACCCGCACCATCGACCGTGACGCCGCCAAGTGGCGCTGGGGCTGGGCGGTGGAGCCGCTGCCGCCTGTGGCCCCTTTGCCGGAATGGCGCACGTTCAAGCGCACGCTGCTGGCCCACCCTGCCATCAATGCCCTGCTGGGCGGCAGCCTGAGCCAGGCCCCGGCGGCTGGCCTGAGCCTGCCTGCCACCTTGCTGGCCGCTGCGGGCGGTGGCGATGTTGACGACTTCCGAGGCGCCTGGGTGGCCCTGCGCCGCCAGGGGCTGGTGTCGCCCGAGCTGCTTCAGGAGGTGCGCGGCCTGGCCTTGGCGTTACACCTACCCGAGGTATTTGTAGCGGCCTTGGGCGGCGCTGCCCGCCCGGCTGCGACGGCACTGGGGCAGGAGTGGGTCGATGCTGCCGGGGATCTGTGGGTCGTCGTGCAGGCTCGCGACGAGAGCGGTCAATTCCTGGCGGACGACCCCACCACGCCCGAGCGCGAATCGCTGGCCTGGGAGAAGCAGGCATGAGCGTCATCTGGATTGATTCGGGGAGGTTTGCGGTGGCGGCTGGCGGCTACGACGCCGACGCGCAGGCCTACATCACGGCGGTCGAGGCGGCCGATGGGCAGAGCCTGGAGACAGCGGTGAAGGACGCTATCAATGCGTTCGTGGTCGGCTGCAAGGCAGACGGCATCTGGAGTGCCATCAAGGCATCTTGCATCCTGGCCGGTGCCCGCACACTGACCGGGGCACTGGTGCCGCTTGTGGGGCCTGCGCCGACAAATAACGGGCCATTTGCAAGCACTGATTACAACAGAAAAACGGGCTTGCTGGGGAATGGGACCACTAAGTTTCTAAACTCTGGACGCAAAGTTAATGCTGATCCGCAAAATAATCAGCACTTAAGTGTTTTTGTTAGCCAGCAATCAACTACGCAAGGTTACCCGATCTACATTGGCGGAGATTTGACGCACATTGTTCAATACAATTCCGAAAATCAAATAGCTATTCGCCAAAGAAACATAACCGCCAACGTAATTAGCAGCAGCGCAACCGCTACGGGCCTTATTGGCGCAAGTCGAGCATCTTCAACTGACTATACGGCGAGGTATAATGGCGCCTCTAGCTCAATTACGCAAGTATCGGCCAACCCTGGCAATGTGGCCAATACTTTTGTATTCGCCAACAATAGCTCTAACGAAACTACAACTAGCATTTCTAATGCACGGATCTCTTTTTACTCCATTGGCGAATCCTTGGATCTCGGCCTCCTTGACACCCGCGTCTCCGCCTTGATCGCCGCCATCGCCGCTGCCTTCTGATGACCCAGCCTTCCTAGGCTGAGTTCATCCGCCACGCCTATGCCCGTGGGAGTCGCTGAACTGATTGCCCTATCGGGCGTGGGGTTGGCTGCGGCAACTCTTGCCGCCTCCGGCGTCAAGGCCCTGTGGTCAATCTCAAAGGGCCTGGGCACCTTTGAGGGCAAGATCCTTGAAATCCTGGCCCATCACCGCAACACCCTCGACGACCACGAGGATCGCCTTCGCAAGGGGAAGCTATGAACTGGGCCGCTTTTGCCTTGCTGGTGGGCTACATCGGGGTCTGCGAGGTCAGAGCCCCCAACCCCTGGGCGGCCTGTGACGCCCGCTGGAATGTGGCGCTTGGCGTGTTGATCCCTTCCCCGCTGCAAGGCGCCATCCCAGCCGCTGGGCGGATGCTGGGCCTGGGCCGGCGGCGGCGATCCGATGCCATCCCTGAGGAGCCGAAGCTGTGACGCTGAGCAAGTCCGAGCGGATCCTGGCGGCGATCGAGGCGGCGCTAACCCCCACTGCTGGCATCAGCGGCCAGGTGTTCCGGGACCGCTGGGAAGCGGTGGCCCGCAACGAGATGCCGTGCATCGTGATCGAACCGCTGAGCGAAAGCGACGAGGTGCCCGACGTTGGCCCGGTGAACACCGACCTGGTGGTAGCCATCGACGTGTTGATCAGCGGCTCACCCCTGAGCACCCTGGCCGACCCAATCCGCGTCGATGCCCATGCCCGCCTGATGGCCGCGACGTTCAGCGGGCTGGGCGTGATCCACGTCTACCCGCAAGGCCGGGAATGGAAGGCCGATTCAGGCGAGATCGGCATCCTGAGCTGTTCCTACGCTGTGCGGTACAGGAGTTCCCTTTCGGACCTCACAACCTGATGGCCACCAAGCCGCTCCCGCCCAGGCCCACCACTGCCGGCACCTTCCTGCTGGTGGATGCGGAATGGGTCAACCAATCCCCCGCTGAATCCCCCGAGGTAACGACCGATGGCAACGACCCGGCGCCAGATCCTGATGGTGAAGAAGGAGACGACGTACGGCACGTCGGCAAGCGCAGCCGGGACTGACGCCCTGCTGGTGCTGAATCCCCAGCTGACCCCGCTGGACGGCGATCTGCTGGAGCGCGAGATCATCGACAGCAGCTTTGGCCGGGTGCGCTCGCGCATCATCGCCATGCGCAAGATGGGGCTTCAGTTCGATGTGGAGGCCGCAGGCTCCGGCGCCGCTGGCACCGCGCCGAAGTACGACCCGCTCCTGCTGGCCTGCGGCTTCAACGCCACCGTGGTGAGCAGCACCAGCGTCACCTATGCGCCCATCAGCAGCACCCCCGACAGCTGCGAGCTGTTCCACAACTGGGACGGGAATAAACACCAGGGGCTGGGCGCCCGGGGCACGTTTGATCTGAGCTTCGAGGCTGGCCAGATCCCAAGGTTCAGCTTCACCATGCAGGGCATCTACCAGGCCCCCACGGATGTGGCCTTCCCCAGCCCGACCTACACCAACCAGGCCGCCCCGGTGGCGTTCGATTCCACCAACACCGCCACGGTGACGGTGGCTGGCCTGTCGGCTTGTGTGTCGGCGTTCAACCTGTCGCTGGGCAACCAGGTCGAGTTCTTCGACCACGCCGGCTGCACCAAGCAAGTGCGCATCACCGACCGCATGGTGGAGGGCACCATCACCATCGAGCGGCCAGATCTGCTGGCGACCAAAGATTTCTTTGCCCAGGCCATCGCCGGCACCACCGGCGGGATCAGCTTCACCCACGGCACCGTCGCCGGAAACCGCCTGGCGGTGAGCCTGCCGACCGTGAACTTCGGCCCGCCCCAGGTCGCCGACATTCGCGGCATTGCTGGCCTGGAGATCCCGTTCGTGGCACTCCACACCGCCGGCAGCAGCGACGAGCTGAGCCTGGCCTTCACCTGAGCCCAGCAGCTCAGGCTGGCGACTCTGAACCACACCACTGCACCTACCCATGGCGTTCGAGATCGACAAGGGCGACAGCTACGAATGGACCGTCACGCTCGGCGAGCCATCCAACCGCGCCAACAAAAGCGAGACCTTCACCGGCCGCTTCCGGCGCCTGAGCCAGCCGCGGATTGATGAGATCAACGAGGCCATCCGGCAGCGGATGATCGCCAGCACGGCCGGTGAGCCGGTGGACGGGATGATTGACGACATGCAGCTGGCCGATGAGATCCTGACCGGCTGGAGCGGCATCACCAGCAACGGCCAGCCGGTGGAGTTCAGCGAAGGCCTGAAGCAGGAGCTGATCGCCCGGGCGTCGTTTGCTGCCGCGATCGTCGAGGCTTGGAATGATTCGATCATCGGCGGTCGAAAAAAAACCTCGCGGATGCCGCAAGGCATCTCCTGAGCGGGGGCAGCGGTGACGAACTGGCAGCTGCGGCAGCGGACTGGGGCATCGAGCTGCCAGAGCAGGAGATCGGTCCCACTGCGTTCCTGGTGTGGCCCGAGAACTGGGAGGCGGTGACGATGTTCTGTCGGCTCCAAACCCAGTGGCGCACCGGCCCGCGTGGTCCGATCGGGCTGGACTATGGCGCTGCTCAATGGCTCTTTAGCCTGTGCTCAGTGACCCAGCCGCTGGCGCTGCTTGAGGACATTCAGACCATGGAAGGCGCCTACCTGATGGAGCTCTACAGCTGATGGCCAACCTTGACGCGATCCTGAAGATCAGCGCCAAGGGCGATGCGTCGGGCCTAGCTGGGCTGAGCGCTGGAATCAAGGGGATCCAGAAAGCCGGCGAGCAGGCGAACAGCGCGCTGGGCGGCATGGGCAAGATCCTCGGCAGCGTCACCGGTGGCGTGCTGGCCCTGGGTGCCGGCCTGTCCGCTGCTGGTGTGGTGGCCTTCGCCAAAGGCGCAATCGATGCCGCCGACAACATGCGCGACCTGTCGCAGAAGACAGGCGTGAGCGTTGAGAACCTGA